TCCAAGCTCTGTAGTCATCACACTTCAAGCGCATATAGATTATGTCGGTAAACCACTCTGTGAGTCGATTTAGTGCCCACCGTTCCTCTTCGTCCTCATTGGAGAAGCCAACTTTATAAACTAGAAAGTCAGCATCTACAATAGCCTCAGTAGGCCTATTAGAGGATGTCATCCGCTGTCTCTTCTTCCTCAGCACCTTCAGGAGAGTAGACTTTCAACTCAGTGATCACCAGCTTCTTAATAGAGGGTGCAGCACCGAACTTAGCTGACATCTTGTGACGATATGAGGAGACGACAGCATAACACTTAGTACCGTTACCCATCATCTTTACATCTACAGGATGACCCTCTTCATCAACAGGTGAGAACAGGTAAGTAGACTTAGCAACAATGTAGTTACCCATGCCTTCTTTGTTCTTAATGTTGATACCCAATTCTTTCAACTTCTCACAGGCAGCGTCACTCAAGTTACCAACTGTGCATTCGTACTTCTTGTTGTCTTCATTGAACTTAGTGTTAAAGTTATTCATCCAGTTGCTCCAGAAGATTTCACCGGCAACTTTAACGGGTTTCATGCTGCTATCAATACTCATTTCATTTTCCTTTAAGTCAATGCAGCTCTTTAGATTCTGGGTGAGCTACCATACCCATAGCCAGATCTTCTAAGTAAACCAATGCTGATAACAGTATTGTGTATACCTCTTCAAGATCTAGATCCTCTCCTATCTTAATCTTGAAAGTGTCACCTTCAACATTAAATAGTATTTGATTCTTATCAATGTGTTTCACGCCAGTTTGCACCATATTTATACTCCCCGTCTAATGGACAACGAAGCTTAAAGTACTCCCCAGCTTCAACGATACTTGCCTTTGCAGCCTCACCTACTATTGTAGCATATTCCTTAGGAACTTCCAACTGAAATTCATCATGGACATTAGCTACTAGCTTCACAGGCCACTTATTTGCCTTAGTCTTATCATAAAATAATACTAAAGCTTTCTTCATTACAATAGCCCCTGCCCCTTGAAGGAGCGAATTGAGGGCAGCGTGTTCACTGCGTACCCATATCTTACGACCATCAAGCCCCGGTACAAAGCCCTTACCCGCATATCTGCTAACCGTATTTCTAAGACGTTGTAAGGCGGGAGTGTTCTTGAGAAAGGCATTGATAAGTTTCTCTCCCGCTTTAGCATTACCACCGACAATGGAACCAATCTTAGCTGGCCCTGCACCGTATAGGAATGCGTAAATAAAGGTCTTCGCTTGATCCCTTGTCTCAAGACCTGCAGCTTTCTGGTTTTGCGTATGCACATCTGTCCCGTCTTTCGATGATCCTTCTGTGACTGTCTTAACATAACTTTCATCCTTCATGTAATGTGCAAGCATACGAAGCTCAAGGCCACTAGCGTCACAACCAACCAATACGTTACCTGCTTCAACAGTCCAACACTCTCTACATTCTTTTCCATAGATGCTACCTGCATTAGGAATCTGTGCCATGTTAGGACTACTGTGTGTCATCCTACCAGTTACAGCTCCATTCGTGATCACCTTACCGTGAACTCTACCGTCCTTACCTACAGCCTCTAACCAACTTTCAATCTGAGCTACACGTTTCTGTAGCATCAGGTATTCAGCGATCATCTGAGCTTCAGGAATCTTAACCTTAGCTAGTACTGACTCATCGACAATAGGCTGTCCCTTCTCAGTAAAGTCCTTAGGCTTCCATCCTAACTCCATCAGCTTTTCTCCGATCTGCTTTCTACTTCCGGGATTGAAAGTATCAACGCAGTCTTTGATAGGCTTTCCACTTGTCTTGTGGAACCTTGGAGTGATGACTGGAGGCCACCTCTCTTGCATCTGCTCATATATTCCTGCCATCTTTCCTTTGATGTCAGCAAGTAAGCAGGTTGCGAAGGGTAAGTCAAGTTTGAATCCATTACGTTCCTGTTCAGCTATGATAGCAGCTACCTTATGCTCAAGATCAAGGCTTTCTTGTGAAAAGTCTTTCTTGCTGAATTCATCAGTAAGATGCTTATAAAGATTACAAGTGACCTCAACATCCCTAATGCAATAATACTCCAGAAGAGACATATGAGGAACGTTAAAGCACTCACCTTTGTACTCTTCTTTCTTGTCCATTAACCATTCCCATATCCTTTTGTAGTCAACTTTCTTTATCGATCCCATCCTGTCGCCCCAAGCTTCTAAGCTGTGCCCGTTCTCTATTGAGGGATTTAACAACCTTGAGGCTATCAACGTATCGTACACTTGGCTCAAACGAATCTTCGTACTCCAGAGCCGATTGAGTATCTGAAAATCGAAGCTTATCCCGTTGTGGGCTACTATCAACGTAGTGTCCTTTAAATACTCCACGAGGTTGTTTGCTGCTTTCCATACGTTAACTTCTCCAGTGTCAATGTCCTTAGTTACTACCATCCAGATCGTGTTGTGATCTAATGTTGTCTCGATGTCTAGAACGATACGTTTCATACTCAGCTTTCAAGTCTTCATAGTGATGGATAAGTAACTGATACTTTTCTTGCAACTCATAGTACTTACTTTCCAAGTCAATCATTCTACCAGCTATCTTATCTAAGTCAATCATCATGTTTTACCTCTATAAGTTAACTCAGGACAGGTATACACAGGAGCTTCCTTCCAGTTAGGACGATAGGTATACTTGATAACTGTTCCAGCTTCTGATACAGTCTGTACAGTTTTCTTCTTAGCTCTGTAAGCTCTCTTGTGCATAGCTTTCTTGTCCTTGTTCTTCAAAGACCATTCACGATCTCTGAGCCTACGTTGTTCAGCTCTTTGAGCAATAACTTCAGGAGGAACTTTAAGGTCAATCATTCGTTGCATCCACTTAGGGATAGCTTTACTGTTATTCATTTTGCAGCCTCCAAATATAAACCTACATTACCTAGAGCATAGCCTACAAAGGCAATGCCTAAGCCTGTGTTACCTTTGACGAGTAAGTCTACAGCTACCACAGTGTAGACAACCCCTACTACAGCAATTAGCCATGCACTCATTTGTCTTGCTCCTCTTCTAACTTATCAAGTTCTTTATCGAACTCAAAATCACGTACTTTATCGTCCTTATCACGACCGAAGATAGCATCCCAGCGTGAGTCATATTCCTCTTGAGTGACACTGTAAGGACGAGGTGAGCTTCCTTTACCTGTCATAGCACTTCCTCCTGCATCTCCATCATACGTCCAGTTTCCATGTCATACTTAAGTACACAAGCTGGGCCTGTATAGCCATTGTAACGATTCTTAGCCACAGCTATCTTAGTCATGTGACGTTCATTCTCATCCTCAGCCATACTGTTACGCTCCAATGTAATTACAGCGTCTGACAGCTGAGCAATAGAGCCTGAACCTCGTAGCTGAGATAACGATACAGCTTGTCCATCCTCATGTCCTGCATTACCTTGAGGTCTACGAAGGTGACTTACACAGATCAATGTAATCTCTAGCTCTTGAACCAGTGTACGAAGCTTCGTCATCATGTTATCTATTGCTTTTCGTTCGTCTCCGTTGTCTTGCCCAGAGATAACGATTGATATATGGTCAAGGAATATAACACGACAATCACAAGCCTTTGACATATATCTAATTCTGTTGGCAATATTATCGACATCACTGCTACCAAAGTGGTCAAAAAGATAAATACGGTTAGTGCCAAGCGTAGCATCAAAAGCATCTTTAAGTTCCTTCTCATTAGTAGGTGTATCAGGTAAATGCAATAACTTATTAGCGTGCAACGACATGATACTTCGAGCTGTTTTACGTGTAGACTCTTCGAGGAATAACCCTCCAATGTTCCACTTCGTAGTGTTCAGAATGTTAAACAAGATCTCTCTCAAGAACTGACTCTTACCTAATCCTGAACCTGCTGTGACTGTGATCAACTCAGAAGGACGCATACCATAGAGAAGCTTATTCAAGCCCTTCCAAGGATACATAGCCTCAGCCTTAGCCTCAGGTTTAATCACTTCCTCCCACAGTGAGGCAGCATTGATGATCCCATCTGGAATGTAAACCTCAGCTCTCCACCACTCATTCACGAACTCTTTAGTAGCCCCTGCAACTAGGTAATCACAAGCATCTTTAAAGCCACTCAAATGCTTAACGATCTTAGCCTTCTGTCCGAATAGTTCAGCCACTTCCTTTGCAGCCTTCTTACCCGGCTCATCAGCATCGAAGCAGATCACAATGGATTCAAAGGTGTTCAGCCACTCATACTGAGCTTTACAGTCCTTCAGAGCCGCTTGTGCGCCATTCCGTATGCTGACGCTAGGCCACTGAGACCCTGTGAGTTGATAGCCTGCGAGAGCATCGAGTTCTCCTTCGTAGATTGTGATGTACTTACCCCCTGCGTGAAAGAGCTGCTGTCCGAACAACCTAGCATCCTTGAATGAGCCAAGAATGCTGAAAGTTTTGTCTGCCACTCGTCTAACTTTTGCTGCGACAACCCCTCCGGCATCGTCAGTGTAAGGGTAAAAGTGTTGTTCATTGTCTTGTTTAACTCCATACTTTTCACATGTTTGTAAGGTAATACCTCTATCAGGTATTGACTTGATCTGACCTTTAATCTCTAACATTTGAGTCTTTCGAGGCATTACAGCCTGTTGTTTAACTGATAAATCACAGGCATCAGCTTCATGAGCATACGTGTGGCATGAGAAGCAGAAGGTGTGTCCATCATCATATTCAGCGTTAGCATCTGAGCTACCACAGGCATCACATGAGGTGTGTCTGAGCATCTTAGATTCTGGCCTAGGCTTAGGTACGAGGTTAAGCTTCACTACCGCCTCCATAAACTTCGTTGATAGTCTTACCCTGTCCAAGGGTGTTTCTAAGCCCCTCAATGGTCTTTAGAGCCTTTTTATCTGGGTAGCCATAGTAGATGTCCCCTCTGAGCTGAAAAGCTGTGAAATCCTCTAGCATAGCCAAGGTATCAGCTAAAGCTTTCAAGCTTGAGTCACCCTGAAGTGTTACATGAGGGAAAGGCCAAGGTTTTGTATCGTCAATGGTCATGGTTATTTGCTCAGTACAAGTTTAATTAAAGTTACTATAACGACAAACAATGTCATCATCATGGACGTTCATCCACTGGCAAGACATTATCAGTAGGTGAGACATATCCATCACCTAAACGTTTAATCACGACATCAGCTACATCAGCCATAACTCTGTCACGACCATTGTTCATGATTAAGTCAGCCATGCTGTCAATGACAGACCAATACCAACATTCATACTTAACGACATCCATGTCAATGTCATCGTCAATCATTTCAATAGACATAATTATCCTCCTAGGGTTAGTCTATATCACTATGTGAAACGTACACACTTTAAAGTAACTTTATAAGTATTACTTATAATATTATCTTTAATAGTGTATTTAACTTCTATGTTAATGTCTTAGGTACTTTGTAGATACCTTTAAAGTAAGGGTAGCATACTTTGTACAGATTGTCAAGCCCTCCTTAATAGTCCTTACTGTCAACATGGTTATCATCCTGTTCATCTTCAACAGTATCGTCCATATCATCAGCTGAAATGAGGTCTTGTCTATCCTTTGTAGGTAGGTGAGAGTCACTCTGTACAGTTTTAAAGCATTGCTGACATAGGTCTAAGAACATACCCGTTACAGCGTGTTTACGGGTACTTTCAAAGTCTGTCAATATCTTGTCACAACATAGGCATTTCATGGTTGTCTATTTCCTCTTCATGAAAGGGTTAACTGTAGCCCATGCTTGCATATGCACAGGCTTCCCGTTGACATCGTAACAGAGGCTGTACATCCCGTCAATGTGGCTAAACCATAACACCCCTGCATGGGTCTTTATAGGTGTCTCTTTAGGGACATCGTATAAAGGTTTTGAAGGTTGTTCAATCCAGTCTTTTAAGTCAATTTCTGATAGCATGGCTATATACCCCTTACCTGATGTTAAATGAAGGCTTAGAGAGGCCATAGAGGGCTTCTAAGCGGCTAGTTGAATCATAGTCAGCAGTCATTTGTTCATAGTCAGCAACTTTGTAGGCTTTAATTGCATCTGACTCTAAGGCGTCCCATTGGTTTTGAGACAGGACATCAAAGACATTAAAACCCTCATAGATGACCTCATGAAAGTCAACATAGTCAGTTTCAAGGTCAATCTCACATATGACGGTGACCAAAGCTCTACTGTCAGCAAGTAGCGTGTTAAAGGTGAAATGTATCATTTAAGTTTCCTAGTTATGACAAGTTTATAAAGGTTTGCAGGTTGACCCCCTAGATTATTGTTATCTTGAAGCCACTCCTGAGCAAATGATAGCTTATTAAAGGTGGCAACGACAATGCCTGAGGATATTGATACAATCTTATACATCCAGAGTCCCCTTTGAAGGGTTTAGACGCTGTACAGATTGACTTAAAAGCCACTTGTCACCCAATAGACGTACTGATCTAATCCACTTGCGACGATAATCCCTGCGAATGTGCTCAGGTACATCGTAGGTCTTGAATAGTTCTCTTGAGTGTTTTAGTAGTTTAGTATTCATTTTAGTAACCTTTAAAGTACAGTCTATCATTGTCGATTGTGATCCATGCTTGCCTTGTCTCTGTATTGAACATTATTTCATCGCCCACGTTGATCAATGCACCAGATCTGCAGCATACGCCCTTAAAACGGGCCTTCATTCTCTTAATCATGCTTCACCCCTTAACTGTGCACAAATAGCGTTATAAATGGCACGTTTATCCATGTAATAACCAAAACCCTTGTCATTCTCTGTAAAGTTATGCCATTGATTGTAACGTTGATTCGCTAGAATGTCACTCATAAGCTTATGACAATCACTGTAATGGCTTATAAACCCGTGCAAGTTATAATGAGCTATAAAGCCACTTGCAAGGTATAAAAAGGTATACCCTTGCTTGCTAAGCTTTGAAGGATCTTTGCAAGCCCTTACAATGTTATTTACAATGCGAGTTTTTTGTAATGATGTATAACGTTTTAACATTTTATTTGATCCCTACAATTGATTTTAACTCAAGCTTTAAGGCCTTAGCTTCATCGCCCCTAAAACTTGCTGCATTAGATAGAAAATATAAGACAATTGATCTTGCATCATCATAACCGTATTTGTCATTGATTGACGATAGATCTTGCATAGCATCTAGATACGGTTTTGCTGCATAGTTTACTTTAGGCCATGCTTTTTTTATATCCCTTGCAATTACATACAATGGGCGCACGTTTCCAATTGCTTCAATAGCTAACATTTTAATTACCCCTTCAAGGATTAAAAACCTACAAATTGTAGGCCATAACGCACGGCTAAGCCCATGCGCTACAGTTTACAATCTAGCATTAGATCAATGCATAGCGATAATGATCGGAACACCCTTTAAAGCTTGCATACCGCACGCATGGCCCTTGCCCGTGCAAGATCCGCACGTACCGGGACAAGGGAAGGCCTTTTCAGGGAATGCAGCACGTAAAGCCTTTACAGTTTCCGGTTTACCGTGATCTGTAGATTTTACTTTTTTACCTATACGTACCGCTATAAACTCACCCCGTACAATGGGTAAGGTTTTTATAGCTGTGATCATTGTAGGGTGAGCATTGTGTCCCCCGGAAATATTCAATTGATAATTTGAAGGCCATTTGCCTACAATGTCATAACCTAGCAAAGCATGGAAACTTTTAGAATAGCCATATGCACGTGCATTAGGTGTTTTGTCCAGTAACTGCATCCAAAAAGCTACGTCTCCACCGTTAGCAAAATCGCCATCAACGTACAGTCTAAAATCAAAACCTTCGGGCCTTGCTTTAGCTATGCTTGAGAATGCATATACAATTTGATCTTGAGCATAGCGCATAAGGTATGCATTTTGGGCCATTCTAGCGAATGCAGCCGGATAACGCCACGCACGGAAACTATAACAAAAATCTAAGCACTCACCGGCCCCGGGACAAGTGACCCCCGGCAAGCTTGAAAACGATACAAATGGAAGCTTAGAATTACCATTCAATGAAAATATACTGTAGCTAGGATCTAAGGTTTTAAAGGTATTCTCAAGCTTTGCAAAGTTATCTTGCCACCCTTTACCCGTGAACAGAGGTGAAGCTTGTAAGGCCTTTAAAGCTTGTAATGCGCTACCTTGCGTGCCCCCTTGAATGGCTATAGCTAAGCCTTGCAAAGCCTTGAATTTTTGAGCACTATTTGAAAAGATCTTAATTTGCATGATAGTTTCCCCTTTACTTAGTTAGAATGTCAAAATAGGCAAGCAAGCCCACGGTTAGGCCTAAGCCTATAAGTACAGCTAAAACGATATCTAAAACTTTATCTAGCATGATGATCCTTTAAAGGTTTTGTGTTGCGATGGATAGAGTATCTACCTTGAAGCTTACGTGAACCTTACAAATACAATTATTTTTAAAGTTTAAACCCTTACGTATAAACCCTAACGTTAGCCCATTACTCTTATGTCTTATGTTATATATCTTATGTCTTATATAAGACTTGAGAGTAGCTTACAAGTATCCTTTAAAGCCACCTACATCGCCCCTCACACGTACCCAATTGAGAATGATTCTCATTAGCGTTTACCTTTAGAGTTGCTAGTGAGTACTTACTAACATACAGTAGTGTATGGTGACTTGTAAGTAAGCACTAACTAACTTTGATGGGGGGAGGGTCATGGCTATAGTGATTACTTTTGTGGGAGCCTACAAAGCTCACAAAAAAGGATAATTAGACCTTGACAATATTATGTTAAGTGCTTGATCTATAAAGGAAAAGAAGTAGAGACTACAAAGTGCTTAAAATGTAGGCAATACAGACACCCTGAAAGGGGAACTAAGTTAGAGTTTAGACTCTAAAGTGAAATAAATATAAGAAAAGACTTGACAAATAGACAAACATAGTGTATAATATTCTGTATAGGAAATAACTATGTTTACTAAGTAGCCTGACCCCACTACTAAGTTAAGACTAAACAGTCTGAACTGTACACCTTGGAAAGGGAACATAGAAGTTAAATACACTATTAAAAGTTACTTATAATATATTACTTACTAAGTAAATTAATATTAATAACTAATATAAGTACTTATAATATTTATGTCTATGTAACATTTATGTTAATGTCTTAGGTACTTTATAGTACTACATATAAAAGTCTCCCTATAAAGGACAAAGACGATGGAAACTAAAGATGATGTCTCAAGGATTGTGTCTCCCAAACTACGTAATAAGGGTAGACCTCCAAAGAGTGATCTACAAGCTGTTAAGAACAGAACTAAGAATAAGGTAGGCAGACCTGTAGGAGATGCAGGTAGGCTTCAAGAGTTCAAGGAAAGACTATTAGCCACAGGTGGTACTAGAATCCTTGATAAGATGATTCAGATAGCCTTGGATGATGAACACCCGGGACAGATGGCAGCTATAAAGTTAGCTATGGACAGGATCTTACCAGCTTCAGTATTTGATACAGCTAAGAGTGGTGGTAGTATGCCTCAGATCAGTATTAACATTTCAGGCTTGAACAGTCCAGTTGTGTCTACAAACGATGAGGTTATCGACGTATGACAGAACTAAACTTTAAGCTACTGAACTGGCAGCAGAGTGTCTTTAAAGATACTACACGCTTTAAAGTGGTAGCTGCAGGTCGAAGGTGTGGTAAGTCTAGATTGTCAGCAGTATCATTACTGATTGAAGGTCTTAACTGTCCAGATGGGTCAGCTGTGATGTACATAGCACCTACTTTAGGACAAGCTAGAACGATTATGTGGGACTTACTACATGAGCTAGGTAGACCTGTGATTAAGTCTAGCCATGTAAATAACTTAGAGATTACTCTGATCAACGGTAAGAAGATCTTAGTACGAGGTGCTGATAATCCTGACTCTTTGCGAGGTGTATCGTTAGTCTACGTAGTGATGGACGAATGTGCCTTTATTAAAGAGGATGTATGGCAGAAGATCATCCGAGCTTCACTGTCAGATAAGAAGGGTAGAGCTTTATTCATTAGTACTCCAAGTGGACGTAACTGGTTCTACGATACTTTTAATCTAGGACAGGATAACATTGACGATGAATGGAAGTCATGGCACTTCACCACTCAAGACAATGAGACTATTGATCCTAAGGAGATTGAGGCTGCAAAGCGTACATTGAGTTCCTTTGCATTCAAGCAGGAGTATTTGTCTAGCTTCGATACCGCAGGTGCTGATGTCTTTAAAGAGGAATGGTTTAAATTAGCTGAAGAACCTTCATACGGTAGTTACATTGTAGCTATTGACTTAGCAGGTTTTGAAGAGGTAGGTAAGAATGCTGGGGCTTCTAAGAAGAGATTAGATGAGACAGCTATTGCAGTTGTTAAGTTAGAGGATAACGGTAACTGGTGGGTACATAAGATACAGCACGGTAGGTGGGACATCAGAGAGACAGCTGTAAATATCTTGAAGGTGATCAGAGACTATCAACCTACAAGCATAGGTATTGAGAGGGGAGCATTGAAGAATGCTGTACTGCCATACCTTAATGACTTGATGAGGAAGAATAACATCTACTCTCACATTCAAGACTTAACGCATGGTAATAAGAAAAAGACTGATAGGGTTGTCTGGAGCTTACAAGGTCGGATGGAACATGGAAGGATTACCTTCAATGAGGATGAGGACTGGAGTGAGTTTAGAGATCAATTAGTTATGTTCCCTACAGCAGGTGTACATGATGACTTGGTAGATGCTCTAAGTTACATTGATCAACTGGCTATAGCTAACTACAACCAAGACTACGAAGATGATGACTACGAAGTCTTAGACGTTATTAGTGGATATTAACCTAACATACAAAGGAATTTTAAAATGGCTACAGATAAAGAACTTGAAGATAAACGCTCTCGCTTAAAAGGTCAAGCAGAATTTTATAATCCTAAGAATACCCCTAAACCTGCGTGGTTTTATAAGATGGGTCGTAAAAAGGCAGATGATGAGGCTTACGCTTCAGCTAATATGCGTGCCAATATGGTTGAACAAGAACAAGAAGCACGTAGTCGAGCACCAAACAGTCGTGAGCAATACCAACACGAAAAAGAGCAAGGCGATCCATATGCAACTCGTATGTCATATGAAGAGTGGAAGAAACTTTAAAGGTAGACAATGGCTCTAACTAACGACCAATTCGATGATGAGAAGAGTACGTCCTTTGAAGAACCTACAGAGGCTGAGAAAGAACTCACCTCGTGGGTAACTCAGCACATTACTCGCTGGCGTGACCATCGTGATGCTAACTACATGGACTTGTGGTTAGAGTACGAGCGTGTCTTCCGAGGTATCTGGGCTGCTGAGGATAAGACTCGTGAGAGTGAACGCTCACGTATCATTTCTCCAGCTACTCAGCAAGCTATTGAGACTCGCCATGCTGAGATCATGGAAGCTATCTTCGGTCAAGGTGAATTCTTTGACATCTCAGATGATGTCTTAGATGTAGATGGTAATCCTCTAGATGTTGAACAAATTAAGGTTCAATTGCATGAGGACTTTAAACGAGACAAGATTAAGAAAGCTATTGACCAGATTGAGTTGATGGCTGAGATTTATGGTACAGGTATTGGTGAGATCATTGTCAAGACTGAGAAGGAGTACATTCCAGCAACTCAGGCAATTCCCGGTATTGCTAATGCAGCTGCCATCGGAGTTCAAGAGAAGGATCGTATTGCCGTTAAGATCAAACCAGTTAACCCTAAGAACTTCCTTATTGATCCTAATGCTGATTCCGTTGACGATGCTTTGGGCGTTGCTATCGAGAAGTACGTTTCCATTCACAAGGTTGTGGAAGGTATTGAGAGAGGCATTTACAAAAAGGTAGACATTACCACAGCCTCAGAGGATGAGGACTTAGAAGTAACTCAAGACTTGAAGACCTATCAAGATGATAAGGTTAAGCTCATCACTTACTACGGTTTAGTACCTAAAGAGTACTTGACTGAAGGTGAAGAGGAAGAAGAGTACGAAGAGTTGTTTGCTGAAGGTACGGTAGCTGATGAGCACTGTAACTTGGTTGAAGCCATTGTCGTTATTGCCAATGACTCAATCCTCTTGAAGGCTGAAGCTAATCCTTACATGATGAAGGATCGTCCAGTCGTTGCATACCAAGACGATACAGTTCCCGGGCGCTTCTGGGGTCGTGGTACAGCTGAGAAAGCCTACAATATGCAGAAGGCTATTGATGGTCAGCTCCGTGCTCACATGGACTCATTGGCTTTGACCACAGCACCTATGATTGCAATGGATGCAACTCGTCTGCCTCGTGGTGCTAAGTTTGAGATTAAGCCCGGTAAGGCTATCCTGACCAATGGCTCACCTTCTGAGATCTTGTATCCCTTCAAGTTCGGCCAGACTGATGGTAATGCAGCTGCAGCAGCGCAGAACTTTGAGCGTATGCTCCTGCAAGCTACAGGTACAGTTGACAGCGCAGGTATGCCATCTAACGTACCTCGTGATGCAGGCGCTGGTGGTATGTCTATGGCTATGGCAGGTATCATCAAGAAGTACAAGCGTACCTTGAGTAACTTCCAAGAAGACTTCATGATCCCGTTCATTAACAAGGCTGCCTTCCGTTATATGCAGTTTGATGGTGAGCGTTATCCATCAGTTGACATGAAGTTCATTCCGACAGCTACTTTGGGTATCTTGGCACGAGAGTTTGAACAACAGCAGATGATTGGCTTGTTGCAGACACTTGGCCCTAACACACCTGTACTGCCATTGATCCTTAAAGGTATCTTGCAGAACAGTTCATTGTCTAACCGTGGTGAGTTGATGCAAGCTTTGGATCAGATGTCTCAGCCTAATCCACAGGCTGCTGAGGCTGCACAGATGCAACAACAAGCTCAGATGCAACTTGCACAGGCTCAGGTGGCAGATTTGCAGTCTAAGGCTCAAAAGCAGTCAGCTGAGGCTCAAAAGACCATGATTGAAGCTCAGATGATCCCTGAAGAGCATCGTGTTAAGGTGGTTCAGGCAGCTGCAACTAACTTAGATAACGGTGGTGACTTCGAGAAGCGTCTGAAATTGGCTGACATGATGCTTAAAGAGAAGCAAGTTAACCTGAAAGCTGCTGATATTGCCTCAAATGAGCGTATTGCAAGCCTTCAGATGATGACTAAAGCACGTAAATAACAAAATAGTTAACAAAAAGCTTGACAAAGTGTTGTTTTTATGCTACAATAACACTATTGTTTAAGTATTTAATGGAGGGATAAGCCTTATGGCCCCTGATTTACAAAAGTATTACGAAGAAACCTTTAATACGATGAGTACTAAGGGTTGGGAGTTCCTCATAGAGGACTTCGAAGAGATTAAGGCTAGTTTAAACGACTTATCAACTGTCACGGACACACAATCTTTATATTTCCGTAAGGGACAGTTAGATATTCTTGAATTAGTTTTAGGGCGTAAGGCTGTGTGTGAGAAGGTATTTGAGGAATTGCAGGGATGAGAAGACTGTATGACTTTAAATG